ATGTTTTAGCATTTTTGAGCACAAGCATTATCCAGAACTTAGGCGCTACTACCATGGCGCTAGTCTTTAGAGCCGCCAATACCACCCAGGATGGCACCACACCGTTTTTAATATCAACAGCGAGCGCGGGATCGACGCGGGCGGCTTTTTTCTTCGGCTTAAGCGCTGATGGCAAATTGAACGTGGGCGGGCGCAGGCTCGACGCAGATACATCCCAGTTTCTTCAAGGCGGCAATAAGAGCACCAGCCCGACTTTTGCTTTGGCTTATTTTGACTGGACCAACTCGGACTTGACCCTTTACGAGAACGGCACGCAGACCGGGCAGACATTATCATTTCAAACGTCAGGCAATACCGAGAATACCGCATCAGCTGAAATATGCGTCGGAGCAGCAAACAGCGTTGCGGCTGCTGCTGCGTTTAACGGGGATGTAGCTGAAATAATTATCTACAACTCAATCTTGAGCAGCACGGACCGAAATTTACTGGGCGGCTACATTCAAACCAAGTACGCGCTGACGATAGCGGGAGCCGTCGGTGATGCTTCTCCTGTCCAACGACTGCGTAGAGTTTATTATGTCTAACGGAGCGAGCATTTGATTGGCGCTTTACCAACTACCACCGTCTCAGCCGTTCATTGGTGGCGCTCAGCCTCTCGCACCACGCGAATTGACTCCGCCGTCGGCGGCAGTTGCAGCAGTACAGCCGCCGCACCGAACATTACCGGAAACGGTGCTAGCGGCATGGCGCACTGCGACACAGACGCCGGTATTCGGGCCGGGGTTTGCACAGCCCTTTGTTCCGGCCGACAATCCGCCGTTTGGCCTCGATGTCTGGCTACCTTCTACACTCGCGCAGTGGCAGGTGGCGCCATGGACACAGCAGCGAAGCACGGGGCTGATTCAAGCGGCGGTAACAGCAGCAGCACAGCAGCCACCTCGGCGCACATTGCCGGAAACCATATTAGCGGCATGGCGTGTTTCATCTATGACGCCGCTCATAAGTGGCTGGCGGGTTCAGGAGTATGTTCCCGACAATCCACCGTTTGGACTCGATCCGTGGCTCACTTCGGCACTAGCGCAGTGGCAAACAATATCACAACCGCAACAGCGAACCGCACGCCTGATCCAAGCGGCAATAGCTGCAGCCGTCGCCAATCCGCCATTCGATCAGAGCTGGTTCTGGGGAGTTATCAATCAGTGGCAGGCGATTGGGCCGGTTTTACAGGCGAGAAAGCTTTCACCCGGGATACCTGGGCAGAGCGTAGACAAGCCGCCAAACCGAGCCGCCGAACTCCGCGCGACTCTAGTCTCGTGGCAACCGCCGCCCCTAGTACAAATTTCCTACGCGCGCTTGATTCAAGCGGCTATAGCAGCCGCAGCCGACAATCCGCCGTTTGGCATAGTCCGGCCGTACAGCGCTCTCGGGCAGTGGCAGGCCAGAACGCTCACAAAGATCGAGCAAGCGTTAGTTGTTCCGGAGTTTATTGCTTCTGTAGTCAACGATCCGCCTTTTGGGATGCCTCCGGATTGGCTTTATCAAGTTCTCACTACCGCATGGAAGCCGGGCGACCCGTTACCCAAGCAGTTACAGAAGATTTTACAGGGCGCACCACCGGCAGTTGTAAACAATCCGCCGTTCGGGATGCCTCCCAGATGGTACGCAGCAGCAATTTCAGCCTGGATACCTCCACCGCCGCTTCCCAGACAGAAAGGCCCGCTTTCGCCTGGAATACCAGGGCTATCGGTAGACAATCCTACCGGCCGGATCATCGATCTACGCTGGTCAAAAGAGTCGAGTTGGATAATTACCAACATCGATCAGGTTGCCCCGCTGATACAGCCGCCAGCGGTAGTGAACAATCCGCCCTTCGGGATGCCGCCGGATTGGCTTTATTCCGTTCTAACCGCAGCATGGAAGCCGGGAGAGCCGTTGCCCAAGCTGCTACAGAAGATCTTACAGGCAGGACCGCCGCCAGTGATTGCCCACGGCCAGAAATGGAAGCGAAAATGGCGGCGTGGGAGTAGCTAAATGGCAACGCAAGGCAGATATATCATTTCGGTTACTGCGGCGGATATAGGCAATGTGGTGTTTAGCGAGCCGATAACGGTCAAGCGGATTCATATCTTAGGAACTGCCAGCACTGTAGCAGGACATATTTACCGATTAGAAGATCCGGACGGCAATCTGCTCTATCGGAGCCAGGCTAACGGTGCATATTACGAGTCTGAGTCAATAACACAGCGAAGGTGGACAGGCGGAATTAAGGTAATCACGCTGGATAGTGGCGCAATGGATATAGAATACGATCGGGACACCAAATACTAGCAGGGGATAACGGTGTGGCTGATCGGGTCTCTGCACCATTGCGGTATTCTCGGCGCCTGTACCGGCTGTGGATCGACAACCCATGTCTGTGAGGCCGGCATGTTCCAGAAAGCCGCGTCCGGCGGCTGCTGAACGTAAATCACTTGCGGTAAAGTGCAGGCGGAAAGAAGAAAAGCCGCTAAAATTAAGGTTTTCATAGCGTCTAACATAGCCATTAATCGTTTGACAAACAATCGCTAGCTGTAGTAAGGCTATAGCGTGCGCATGCCACATATAGCATGCAAGCCCCGCCAGGGGCGAGCCGGCGTTAGGGCATAATCTAGCGCAGCCGTTAAATCGGCGAGCAGTGGCTTTCCGCATAAGTGAAGCCCGGTTGCCAATAGTGGCAGCTGAAAAGTTTCCCAAACTTTTCCCGAAAGGAGCTTCACTACAGTGAATGTTTATACCAGTTTGGACGATTTTGAATAATGGTCGTCATTAAATCTCTTCTAATAAAATCGGGGACACCTAAACGCTAATGGAACGGGCGCAAGGCAATCCGACCGAAGCCACGACACTAGCATATCTAGCCGGTATCATAGACGGTGAAGGTCATGTCGGCATCGCTAAATTGAAAATATGTGGAAAGCGACGGCAAGACTTTTACCAAGCACGCATGGTTGTAAAGATGACAGATCGACAAGCCATCGACTTGCTCTATGCTACTTTTGGTGGGTATGTTTATTGGCGCGGTTCGCGTACGTCTAACTCTCAACCAACATATAACTGGGAAATTAACGGAAGGAAAAGAGTTGCAGTTATTTTAGAGCAACTCCTGCCGCATTTACGCGTCAAAGAGATTTTGGCAGAATTGGTTATTGAATTTTGTCGTACTTTTGTAAACTGCCAAGCAGGTCATAAGGGCGTGAATCCTAGTAAAAACAGAGTTACCCAACGCGAACAGACTCGCCGTGAGGATTTTTACCTAAGGGCAAAAAAGCTCAACGCGCGAGGAGCACGGGCATCGACTGAACGAAGAGACGCCGAGAGGCGAAGCGACAGTCAGGACTTACGGGAAACCGTAAGAGGAGAGGCCGAAGAGCCTTTCCCGCCAAATCTAAATTATCAACGATTACATTAGATTTGGTCAGTAAGTAACAGTTCGGACACCCAATCGTTCTATAATAAAACCCTTTTAGTTCGGGCACTTCCGAACTTATTGCATGACAAGTTCGGCCAGCAAAAGCCCCTCAAGAATAATTCTACCCGCAAACAGACCTTTCGGCGCTATAACGCGTTAGCGACAAACATCACGCCGCTAATCGAAGGCGTTACCCCGCTTGGCAAAGACTTAACCAAGACGGACGTCACCGTAACCCTGCAACAATACGGCGATTTTATCACTGCCACGGACGTTGTGACCTGGGTAGCTCGGGATCAGGTATTGACAGAGGCGGCCGAGGTATTGGGCGAGCAGGGCGCGCAGTCGGTTGATCAGGTTTGGCGCGATGTGCTTGTGGCCGGCACTAACGTGTTTTGCGCGACAGATGACGCAGGCGTTACGGACTCTACGCGTACCAACGTTGACGGACTAATCAGCGCGGTGTTTCTCGACAAGCTGCAACGCCAGTTAAAGCAGCAAAACGCCAAGTTTTTCAACAAGATGGTAAACGCATCAACTGGCGTCGGCACCGTGCCGATTCGGCAGTCGTTCTGGGCGATTACCCATCCTGATGTTGAATACACGATGGAAGGCGTGAGCGGCTTTCGCGCAATTCACGAATACGGCCAGCAGCAATCGGTAATGCAGCCCTACGAGATCGGTGCGTACAAGAATATTCGTTTCTGCACCACGACTTTCGCCAAGGTTTTTCTAGGCGGCGGCAATACCACGGCATCCGGCCACAAGGGAACAGGCGGTAAAGAGGACGTTTACGCAACGCTCGTGTTCGGTATGAACGCGTATGGCATCGTACCTCTAACCGGGCACTCGTTTGAAAACATCGTTAAGCCGTTGGGCAGCGGCGGCACGGCCGATCCGTTGAACCAGCGCGCTACTTCCGCATGGAAGGCCATGACGGCAGCGATCATCCTTAACGATGCTTTCATGGTGCGTGGCGAAACTGGAGCTTTGCTCTAATCGATAACGATGCAGGAGGAGAAATCACAGTGAAGAGAATAAATACACGCGTCGTTCTCGATATTGAGAGCGGCAAGGTTTTGAGTCGTGAAGCGTTTAATTATGACGGCCCATGTGCTGAAGCGGTTACAGCAACAGCAGTAACCAAGCTCGCGGAAGCGTGGCAAGCCGGGGCAAAAATGGAACTCTACTCGTTTTCCATTGACCCGGGCTCCATTGCGGCTGTTGCTCAGGAAATTGAAACGATGGCAGTAACAGGCGCGCGCACCGGCGATCCATGTTTCGTGTCGATAGAGGCGCCGAGTGCCTCGCTTGCGGTACAAGGAGCGAAGGTAACGGCCACTGATGTTGTGTCGTTCTATCTGGCTAACCATCAGGCGACAACGGCGGTCGATTCAGCAGCGCTTGTTGGTTACTTGAAGATCTACAAGCGGTCCGTTGCCAGCTAAGGTTTTTATTGGGCAGCCGAATAAGGGGGATGTCAAGTGGAACACTATGGCGTCCCTCTTCTCGACGCTATCGGTGGCGAAGTATGAAACGGCGCTACTAGGGCAAACCGGCTCGGTTGTGGATTTCAGCCGCAACTTTATTTGCAAGATGGCCCTGGAGAAGTCGGCCACACATGTCTGCATGATCGATACGGACATGGAGTTTCCGCCGGACACGATTAATCGGCTGTTGGATCTACAAAAGCCCGTGGTGGGGGTAGCCAGTCGTAAGAAGATATTCCCCAGACAGTACACGATTGAAGCAGATGAGCCGGCAGGGGCGCGAAGTATCAACGACGAGGAACTGCCAAAGGATCCGTTTTGTAGGATTGGCGGTTACCCGATCCTGGTGGGCACAGGAATTATGCTGATCGACTTGCAGAAGGTGAACGGCATAGTAGCAAAGCCGTGGTTTTTGTTCGGCACTTTCTGGAACGATGAAGAGGTTGGCTACACCGGGGAGGATATCTACTTTTGCCGCAAGGTCTGGAAGGCGGGGCTGGAAGTCTGGTGTGATCCGACGATTGAAGTGAAGCATATTGGCGACTATGAGTACTGAGTTAGTCGATTTGTACCAGAAAATAACCGCATTGAGCCAGCCGATCTGCGCTAGTTGTGTGCCGCCGTACCATTGTTGTGCTCCAGTCGGCTGCGGCTTGGCTACGGTTTGGGCAAGGAAGGTTTATGGCGTTGAACTCGAATACACCAGCGATAACGCAATCAGTACATTGCCGTATCTTACGAAGGCCGGTTGTACAGTGGCACCGCACCACAGACCCCTCTGTTCTTTATGGCTATGTCCGGAGGGGGAAACGGCCGCACCTCCTGAGTACTGGGAACTTAAAAAAGAAATAATGGAAATTGAAATTAAAAAGGGAGATTTATGCCGAAAATAGAGATGAAGTCGAAACTTACTACGGAAGCGGCACTAGATCAGTTGACAGATGCTCAAAAGCGCTCACTAGCGTTGAAGCTGCTCGAAGAGACTGGCGACAAGCAGGTTGTAGACGAGATTCACTTAGCCGAGCAGGAAAGAGATACCCAGGCCAAACTTGACCTGGCGCAGAAAGACGAAGAGGCGCGGCAGCGAAACGAAAAGCACTACTGGATAGAAATAAACAGGCGCGGTCCGGATGACACCGAAACGCATGTCTTTGTTGGTGCTGGCGGCGTGTCCTACTGGATACAAAAAGATGTGCCTGTGCCGGTGCCTAAATCGGTGCTCGACGTGCTTGATATGGCTACCATCATCGGCCATGTGCCGGTTACGGACGAGGCGCTTGGCGTTAAGTTTGTGAAAAAGATCAAATTCAAGCGCTACCCGTACTCAAGGCTAAGCGAAGCGACACCGGATGAGCTGGTCAGGTTCCGCGCCGAGCAGGATGAGATTCGCAAAGCTGCAGACGATACGTCAATCGGTCAGGAAATGGCCAAGGCACAGCTGCAACGCGAATCATTGGTACACATGGAAGAGGCGCCGTTCATTCCGGCATACTTGCAGGGTGAAGTGGAGAAGCCGGCTTGAAGAAGAGCGAGATCATTGATGCTGTGGCAGAGCTGGTGCAAGACAGCACCGGCCCAATGCGCGGCAATATCGGGCGTTGGGTGAATCTTGTCCTTGACGATATAGCCAGTCGTGGCTTGCTCCATTCGCTACAGCGTGAAGAACGCGCGCAAATGATTGCCGGCAACGGCGTGGACATGAATACCGGGCGAAACTACGACCTCAACACCGATACGGACAAGGTTTACAAAGTGTTCATTCCGGCGCTTGGTTACGACTCGATATTGAAGAAGATCAGTCAGGACGACTTTTTAAGGCAAATGGCAATTGACGGTTTCGTGATGACTGGCAAGCCGCGTTACTACTGCATCTTCGGGCTCAATACGTTGCGACTGCACCCGATACCGACGCTGGATGTTGCTC